TGATGAAGTATTGACTTTTCAATAATAGTTTCTATAATATAAGGTATAAGATGTTCTTTATTAATTAGTTTAACAATATCTGTCTTAATAATATCAAAATTATTTTCTGTTAATTTATTTACAAGACTATTGATATTTTTTATATCTTCTGTATCTTCATTTTGTTTCTTTCTATATTTCTTATTTTTTTGAACCCCAATACGATAATATTTTTTATTGGTTTCAATGGAATCTAAGAAATCAATGAGTCTTGCTATATCTCTTTTATTGTTTGATTTATATTCTTTAAATCCTTCTTTAAAGGATGAAGTTTGAAATAAATCAATAACTCTTTCGTAAGATGTCATATTAATTATATTAATATAATATCCTTTATATTATTTATATTATTCTTTTTTATCGTCTGCTTTATTAATTGTTTCATCTATAATTTCTTTTGTTTCTTTTTTTAATATATCAGTTACTTTTTCTGGACCAGGTACCTTCTGTAAATCGTGTATTTTGTCTTTAACATTTGGTATTAATTCTGTTGTTTTATTTACGATTTGTTTTTGAGGGTCTGGTAAAATTTGTTCAACAAATGTATCTTTTATTTTAAGATTCGCATTTTGTTCTTGAGCAAATTTTTTCATTTCACCTTGAAAGTCAAACTTTTTCTTTTTATTTTCACCTTTACCATTTGAAAATTCTTGATCAACCTGTTTACGTTTTATGCTTTCTACTGATTTTGAAAATGTTTTATATGCGCTTTGATGATCTGGATAATCTTCATATTTTCCGGATAAACCAAAAAATTGCCAACCCTCTGTCTTTAACTGTTCAACAACCATCGAGTAGCTAAAGTAATTTTTATCAAGTGAAAATAATTGTAAGAAACCATTACTTCCTGTAACAAGTAATGATATTATCCAAGAACACCAGTAACTTATCATATCAAAGTTTTTGGGTAATTTGGCAGGATCCATTTGACCCATAGAAAGGACAGCTGGTAAAAGTATACTACCAGTTGTTACGATAAATCTGAAAACATTATAATATCTTTTTGTATCATCTCTCTTTTTTTCATAATATGTTATTTCATCTAAAAAACGATGTTTTAAGATAGCTTTATCATATGTTCTATTTAATTCTATATCATCAATAATACCTGTTACATTCTCTGAAAAGGTCATTATAAATATATTATATATAAAACATCTAAATGTTGCGTAAAATCTTTCTGTATTAAATATTTAAAGATTTATAATATAACTAATAGCATTAAAATGGATAAAGAAGACATTAACAATTACAAATTAAAACTTAAGACCGAACAAGCTGGTGCTTTCCGTATACTTGTAGAGGCTCTAAAAGAAATTTTAACAGAGGCAAATTTTACCTTTGATGAAACGGGTATAAAACTCATGGCGATGGATTCAACACATACAATTTTAATTCATATGAAATTAGAATCCGATAATTTTGAATTTTTTCATTGTCCTAAGAAAGTAACTATTGGGGTTAACATGTCAAACTTTTTCAAACTTATCAAGACGATGGGTAACTCAGAAACTTTAACACTATTTGTAGAAAATGAAAATGAAAATAAATTGGGGATTATGATCAATAACAATGAAAAGAACTCGCAAACAATATACAAATTAAATCTATTAGATATTCCGGATGATAATATTAGTATTCCTCCAGCTGAATTTGAAACAGAATTGTCACTACCTTCTGGAGATTTCCAAAAGATAATAAGAGATATGGTAAATATTGGAGAAAATATTGAAATTAAGAGTATAGGTTCACAACTTATCTTAAATTGTCAAGGTGACTTTGCTTCACAAGAAACAACTCTTGGTGAAACAAATAACGGATTAAAGTTCAATCAAATTTCACCAGAGTCTTTACCAATTCAAGGTGAATTTTCTTTAAAATATTTAAGTCTGTTCACAAAATGTACAAATCTATGTAATCAAATTAATCTATACATCAAAAATGATTATCCTTTAATTATAAAATATGCTGTTGCTTCCCTTGGAAATATAAAACTTTGTTTAGCACCAAATACAGGTGGTAATTAATTTTCAACAACATGTTTTTTATATAATGAATTTTCTAAAATTAATTCTGATTTATTCTTTTCTATAAATTTATTCTTATAATCGGTTGTTTCTGAAAACCATAGTTTTACAATGTTAAATTCTTTTTTAGGAGATATTGATAAACCATTAATTTTATCATTATCATCTTTAAGTATTGATTCAAGGACACAATTTAAAAAGATATTCTTCCACTCATCAATAACATTTTTAGAAGAAATTTTAAATGATAAACATCCGCCCAAACGATTACTAGGATCTTCCCAATTTGGAAATATACCTTTCTTCATAAGAAAAAACATCCCATTTTGATAATGATTTTGTTTAAATATATCAAAGATAAGATTTACTTCGTATAAATCTCTTACCTTAAATAGTTCTTTGTATGATGGCTTATCCCATTTGTTTTCATTGATAGAATGATACCATAATGTCCATTCATTCTTGAGATCAACACATTCCATCGTATATTTTATAATTTAATATAATGTTTTAAATAATTATATTAAATATATTATATTGATGTTCGCTGATATTCTTAAAAAATACATGAATATATTCATAATCATTTTGTATGTTTATATTCTTTATTCATACGATTTTAAAGAAAACATACCACTCTTACTTGTAGTAACAGGTATATTTATTTACATAATATACAATAATAAAAATGGAGCATTCACAGGAGATATAACAGAAGGTCTAGATAATGAAGGAGATGGTGGGGGAGATGCTGAAGGAAATGGTGATGCTGAAGGAAATGGTGATGCTGAAGGAAATGGAGATGCTGGGAGTGGTGATGGAGATGGCAATGTAGATGCTGGAGGAGATGCTGGGAGTGCTGGAGGAGATGATGGAGAAGATGCTGGGAGTGGTGATGGAGATGGCAATGTAGATGCTGGAGGAGATGCTGGGAGTGATGGAGGAGATGCTGGAGGAGATTCTGGGAGTGCTGGAGGAGATGAACAAACAACACGCTCTGTTAATCTTGTAGACAGTCAAAAGTTTCAAGAATTACTAAATACTATTAGAGAACTTGAATCTGAACTTCAAGAAATGGAGAGAGAAGGAACATTAGGCTCAAATAGTAATAAAATATCACAACTGTTTAATCTCTATTTAGAAATAGACCCTAATTTTTCGATTAATAATATAGGTGGTTCTATGGTAACGCCAAATATAAATATTCCAAATATATCTTCAAACTTATCTTTAAACGGACAACCTATAAACTTAAATTTAGATTTAGGTAATATCAAGATTCCTAAAGAAATATTTGAAAAGGCAAAAATTAACGAAATGAAAAAATTAAAGAAAAGAATAAGAGATTTAGAAAGAAAGGTGAATGCTATGGATCAAGAAGAATATGTTGGACTTTTACAAGAAAGGATAATGGATATTGAGATAGAAAATGATAAATGGGAACAAAAAGATATTGAAGAAAGTGAAGTAAATACTGATAACTTAAAAGCACGTAAAGTAAGGCATTTCGCAGAATACAAAACAACAACACCAATGGGAATGTATGATGGTTTATGCTTAGATCATCTTAAAAAAGAAAATGTATATGGTTTGGGGGATGAATCGGAAGTAAATACATTTTTGGGAACAAGTATTCCTTTAAAAGTAAGGAAGGCTGATAACTCAAAATTAGATAATGGTCCAACAGTAGATGGTAATGAAAATACACCAAAAAGAATGAATATGTTTGAAACAAATAAAACATCTATATCTTGTTGTGAAGATTCACCTTATTTATCAAGTAATGGTTGCGTTTGTTTAACATCGGATCAAGAAGATTATCTTGTTAATAGAGGTGGAAATCATGTTGATTAAATTATCTTCCTCCAAGCATCCTTTGATGTATAGCATCATAAGTGCTAAAAGCTCGTTGATCATATTTTTGTAATCGTCTAATACGTTCTTCTTCTCTTTTCTCTTCCATTAATTGGATTTTTTTTTGCTTTTCTAAATCTTCTTGAGACATCTCATAAGATACATTTTTACGTTCTGAATTAGCTTGCAATATTGTTTTGCTACGATGAGAAATATCAACAGAAGATACATCTATCAGATGACTATTAGAATAAGCATCTCTATAATCTCTGTATTTTAAACCAGAACTACTTTCACCACTAAAATCATCTATTTTACCATCGCCTAATGTAACTAAACTATCTTTTCCTCTAAATGAAATAGAAACTTGGGGTTCTTCATATCTTACAATTTCACCTTTCATTTGTTTTTTCTTTTTTTCTTGAAATTTTTGATGGAAATTATTTTTACTTACATCACCCCTCTCGATTTTATCACTTGTAACTGGGTTTTCTTCTATCCATTTTCCATATCCATTATCAAAGTTATTTTCTAGGCGATTTTCTTCATATATTTTATTAAAAACATTTGTATCGAATTTATCTGCTAAATTTACATTATGTCTATTATCAGACATTTGATTCCTCAAAAATTCTTCATTTTCAGTCTTTAAATCATTGTGCGATTTACGACTATCTTTTTCTCCTAATTTTTTAAGTAAAAACTGGTATGCTTGTGTTATTTTTCTAAAATTTTCAGCATCCCCACCTTTATCTGGATGATGTTTTAATGCTAATTTAAGATATCCTTTTTTTAATGAATGTTCATCATAATTTTTATCTAATTCAAATAATTTTAATATAAATTCTAGTTTTTCATCATTTGTCATTGTTTTTTTCTGTGGTTTCTTTGGTGAAGTTTGTTTAGGTGTTTCTCTAGTATTAAGTTTTGTGAGTCTATTTATTTGATTTTGCTGAGATTCAATTATTTTTTTTTGTTCTTCAATATATTTTGTATATTCTTCACTAATTTCATTACTTTGTGAATTACCCATTATAATATATATAGTTCTACAAAAATTTTTTTAATATAACATATATTAAATGATAGCCGCTGCTTGCGCACCATGTATGGTAGGAACTTTAAAAGTAGGGGTTACTGCTCTCGCAGGGGCTCTTGGATATTCAAAAGTAAGAGATAGAAAATTTAAAAAAACTAAAAAGAAAAATAAAAAGACTAAATCAAAAATAAAGAAAGGAGGTGGTAACAGACACACAAAAAAACAAAAAGAATTTATAAGAGTTTGTCGTCGTGTTGAAAAAAATAAAGTATTAAATCCTAATATGAGAAATTTAGATTGTGAGAGTATTCTTGACCAAGGTTCTAAAGAAATATCTTGGATGAAAAATTGGTATGAAGATGCCCTCAAAAATAAAAAATTAGATTGGAATAAATACAATAAACATTATTCTAAAAAGAAAACAAGAAAGAAAAGTAAAAGACGTAATAAGACACGTAGAGTTAGAATGAAGAAGTAATTTAAAGTTCTCTTTGCCATGGTTCTACATATCCCATCTTTAAGAAATCAAAGATATCTTTTTCTGTTTTAATCTCTTCCCCATTTGGATCTACAACCGTTTTTTCTTCACCATCAACTTCTTCAAGGTTATACTCATTAAGAGTATATCCCTTTGTGTTTGCTTCTTGTCTCATCATTTGGTTAAATTCTTTTGATCCTGTGAAGTAAAGGATGGCAAATGGATATTCTTGAGGTGTAGTATACATAATGTCAATCCTTCTACCTGAACCATCTCTTCCAATCTTGCTAATACCGTTATATTTCTTTCTACCAAATGCTAGATCTTCAATGAGATATGCGTCCTTCTTTAGCTTGTTTATAAATCGTGTATAAACCGTTTTGTCTTTTGAAGTAATGAGGACATCAATATCCCCACTATCTTTCCTTCTTCTGCGGTATGAACCAGCAATTGTTAGTTCCGCTTCTTTATCTACTTTCTTCAATGCGTTCTTCAAAAGTTTTTCATGCTTTTGAATTTCTTCAAATGGAATCCTCTTCAAAAGATCTTCATAATGACGTAGTCCCATGATTTGGACATTGTTCAATACTTCGCCTTTCTTCTTGATGTTTCTGAGATCTTGGATACATGTGTAACCGGCAGATACAAGTTCTTTTGCTTTCTTTGGTCCTACACCGTGAATCTTCATAAAATCTTCTCGTGGGTCTTTGATATTCTTTATCTTCTCATAGATGGATGTTGTCCCTGTCCTCTTAATGTCGTCGATCTTCTTGTATAGACTATCGCCAACACCTTTGATAGATTTGATATTGTGTTCTGTAAGGTCTATATCAGAGTTCATCTTCTTGAGACCTTCAATTACCTTCATATATGATGATGCCTTGAACTTTTGTCCATTCCTTTTCTCATACTCGGAAACTTCTTTGAAAATCTTTATGATGAGATTTATCTTTTCAGTAGATACTTCATCTGGTTTATCCTTAATAACTACATCATCCCTTATCCTCATATACCTAGCAAATCGTGGTTTTCCAGCGGCGGTCCTACCAGAGTGAGTAATAGTGATTATGGTTCCAACTGGATGTGTTTCCTTGTAGTTTTCACGGACAGCGTCATCCATACCGGATACGGTATACTCATGATTCTTATCTTTGTCAATGAGATGATATGTATCCATGTTCTTGAGAGGTTGACATACGAATCCACCAAGAAACCCCTCGTATTTCCCCTTTCCCTTAGTATAATCTACAATGACACCTTCCTCGTCAAAAGAAGGTTTCAACTTCAACATGAGAGATGAGCGTCCATCACAATATGCTGATTCCCCTTGTTTAATCATGATTCCTTCTCCTCCTTTTTGTGTGATCTTTTTGTATGCTTCCATCATTTGTTCTTCAGATTTTATCTTCGTTTGAGGGGCGAAAACCAGAGGGCACTCTAGTCCATTGAATGGTTCTGGAAACTTCTTACGGATGATGTTCCAACGCGTCTCATTATCCTTTACGACTTTCTTTAAAATATTAATCCTCTCTGAGAAAGGCTTATCAACATCGGGAAGGTCGTAAGCCATAAACTTAACTGGTAACCAATCTTCATCTTCAGGATCTTTTCTCCTTACTACTCCCATGAGTTCGAAGTTTTCTCTCCCTACCCAAAGCTCACCATCAATCCTAACTTTAGGTGGCATCGCAGACTTAAACCATTCGGGCGATATAAAGAGCTTCATTGAGCGTGAGTAAAATTCTTGATTATCGTTCATCCACTGAGCCCTATATCCATCAAACTTTTCAGACCAATACCAACCGATTGGTGGAGGAGGTCCTGTAGCAGATTTGGGGAAAGGCATCCCTGGATGATAGTCTTTTGCGAGCATGTATGATTTGTTCATCTTATCTTTGTTGATTTATTTGTAATATGTCTTTAATACATTTCAAATTTGAAAGATATTATGAGACATACTTTAAAGAATACAAACATTGAGAAAGATGCCCTGTAGTCAATGTGGGGAAACGGGTCACACATATTTGAGATGTCCTCAGATGACCCCTGAGCAGATCAAAGAAAAGAAAGAAGCTATCAAGAAAGAAAAAGAAGAAAAAGTCAAAAGGAAGAACATGCGCGAGAGAGCTGTTGAAGTTTACAAGAACCGAGATTACACCTTCGTGAACAACAATATGTATGAAGTGGCGGTGTATTGGGCATTTTCAAACATACCCGAAAACGAACTCAAAGAAAAAGACCGCTTTATCAGAGCAATGTATATTCCCGCCATGGAGTCAAGAACTATACAACTTTGTAAGATTTACAGAATAGCTATCTTCCCAGTTCTAGAGGTCCCTTCTCAGAGTAATCCTGGAAATGCGAAGAAAGTTATAGTTATTAATGATGAATATCCAAACCTTTTCAAACTTATAGATGTTGAACTTATACATTACCCAGTTACAACATGGGAGTTCACAAGAGATTACAAACCTCCTAAATCAGAAGTTGAACAATGGAAAGAATTTGGACTTAAATCTCATTATCTTCTTAAAGAAATTGAGAAGATGACGGGTGGTGGAAAATGTGAAAGGTATGAAAATTTAGAGCCTTTCATGGATATGATTCAAGACATACAAATACCAAATACATGTACAGAACACGACAAAGAAATGGCGGGTATTCCTTCAGCCCTAACAAACATCACATAAATTATCTCATACATTGCTTAATATCTTTTAATTCATTTTTTAAATCAGCAAAATCATTTTTAATATTTGTCTTTAATTCATCAACACTACCCTGAAGATGACTTATATCATTCGCCATAATATCAACAGTATTTACTTTTTTTTCTTGAGCTTCTACTTTTAATTCTAATGACTTTAGTGTTTGCGCGTTTGATCCATAATTTATTAACATACTTCCTGCCCCCATACAAACAGCAAAAATAGGTGCTATTTGTTGAAAATTAATAGTCATCTTTTCAGACAAAAATGTCTTATATATTATATACAACATTTAAATAGATTTAAAAACATAATAAAATTAAATAGAAAAGATGAGAAATTTATTTTTTTATCCAATAATATTTTGTATTCTATATACGAACATAAAGACATACTTAGAGAATAAACAAAAATTTTTGAATATTTTTGATTCAATTAACGGTATAAATACAAAAATAGAAAATATAGAGGTATTTATCAAACGAAAAAAGGTTCATTTTAAAAATGATAAACAAGTTATTAAAAGAACAAATAGTTTTAATAGTTTGGATATAGATAATAATAGTTATTCTTCCGAAGAAAATTAAAACATCATCATTTCATCTTCTAAACTTACTTTACCTCCAATTCCTGGACTAGGATGTCTTTCTGAATTTAATGGTTTTTTTCTTACTTCAAACTGATTATCATTATGAATAATTAGAATTTGTGGTTGTCTGTATTTATCATCACCACAATCTTTATGTTCTCCAAAAGCTCTAGACATACCTACATCAACTCTCCATAATCTATCATTATAAATAGAATTAAGATATTTACCATCCATAAACTGTGGTGTGTGAGCTATTACCATACCTTTGACGGGTTGAATCAATCTATTTTTGCGATTAATAGTTTCTAATAATTTGTTAAAGTTTCTTTCTGTATTTTCGGCGTCATCGTCTTCACCGAATATTCTACACCAAAATGGCGACATATCATCATCATCTCTAAATATTTCGTCAAAAATTTTATCTTCTGTTTTATCTGTCTTTTTTAACATCCATTTAGATACAATATTATTTATTTCCGTTATACTATATTTATCTGCTAAATCTAAACTTATTCCACCATGGACAAAAATATAACTTCCTACTATCATAATAGATTTCTTTTTAGTAGCATATAGTTTTGATATATTTCCTCCCCGTTCAAATGCTTTCGTTCTATGATAGTATCCATTGGGATATCCATCGTTTGTCATCTTTTTATTTCTCTCATTTTGAGGAACAAATTCAAGAAACTCTTTTGGAGAGACATATCTAAAATCTTTATCAATATTCATCAATTCATGATTACCTAAGAGTCCTAATACTCTTCCTCCTACACTTCTTGCTTCGTCATCTAAACGTAATAATAATTTAATAATAGCCATATTACTTCCTTCATCTTCAATTACATCATCAAAATCTTTGATACAATTTTTATCCCAATCATCCGGACGACATCTGTCAATTTGATCACCTAATTGAACCACCCATGTCTTACCTCCTGTCCAATGTATGTTATTTATATTTTGAGGAGTAGATGACTGCGGTATAACTTCTGCCAATTTTAAGACAGAAAGTGTCACTCTTAAATCTCCATGTAAATCGCCTATAGCTACTAGTCTTTGAACAGGAGGATACATACCAATAATATCATACTGTGGGTTTAGTTTTTTTACTTCTTCTTTGTGTTCTTGGGTATATGTTTGTTTTATAATATTTCTCTCATGTGATTCAACCGCTTCTTTCTTTTCTATTTTAGTTGTTGGTTGAGACATACGTCTTTCTCTTTGTACTTTTGGAGGACCATTATTATTTTTTACTATATTCTTTTGCATATTACCTGATACAGACATCCTTCGAACAGAAACTGATTTTACGCCACCGCTCTCTTTTTTTTGACCATAATTTTTTAATTTCTTATGTAACCATATATGTAATATTTTTAATAAATCTTGTCTCCTATATTTTTTTATTTCATCAAATTCAATAAGTTTATATTTTAAACATATACTTATAATTTCTTTATCAGACAACTTATTAAAATCAATATCATTTAATTTCATAATTAATAGACAAATTATAAAAAATATGATATTTATACACGCCTATTTATATTCTTTCTATATTTTCTATCTACATTTCTTCTTGGTGTAGTTCTTCTTTTAGTGGTTCTTCTTTTAGTTTCTCTCCGTTGCGTAGTTCTTCTTTTAGTGGTTCTTCTTTTAGTGGTTCTTCTTTTAGTGGTTCTTCTTTTAGTGGTTCTTCTTTTAGTTTCTCTCCGTGGCGTAGTTCTTCTTTTTGTGGTCCTTCTCGGTGTTGCTTTTCTCGGTGTTGCTTTTCTTATTTTTTTGTTTTCTTTTGGAGATATTTTTGATTTTCCTTTAATAGAATGATTTTTCATGAAGTTTATAAATTTTTCATATGCTTCCGAAGGTGTAAGACGTTTTTTTAGATCCGGATTTATCATTTCACCAATTAATGTAAAAAATTCATTTATCATTGGATCCCCTAGATTATTCACATTTGACAAATTATTTTCATAAAACAAAACTGCGATGGAAATACCCAAACTATAAACGTCTATCTTGTTTATTACATCCGAAACTTTGTAGTGTTCTATATCGTTTAAAAGAGAAAAACAAACATCATTGATATTTATGTTGAACATCGCATAGATATACTCTAAAATATTATAGTTTCTTCTATATCTTATATTCATATTTAATTCAGTTTGACGTTGACCTTTATCCATAAATAAATATATATACTCCAGGGGATAATATATGTATATCCTTTTTGTGGATGATTCATTCAAAGATCTATTTCTAAAATGTCTAATATTATGGGTTTTACTTGCTAAACCGAAATCAATATATTTTAAACTATCTTCATTATGAATAATGTTAATTGGTTTAATATCATTGTGGACGATTTTATTTTTATTCATTTCTTTTAATCCTAAGAAAAGAGGTTCAATCATTTTTATTAATCTTGTGAAACTTACATGAAGATCTTTAAGTTGATTTACTCCCTGAAATATTCTAGAAAAAATATCTTTAAATGTTTCACCACCATAATCGGAGTTCAATAATTGCGCTTTATCATATGGAATGGTTTCATCTGTTTCATCAAAACAATCAATATATCCTTCTGGATCATAATATTCTATTTCATTATGTTTCGGAGCTTCACAAAATTCATCATAGATAATTGCCCAATTTTTATAATTCTTTATTTTTTTTATTATATTTGATTGTTTTTCTTCATGTTTTGATAGTTTTTTCGCATCATAATGATATAATAATTTACTTACTCTTTTAGGATCAACTATTCCATTTTTTTTACAAGGTATATTTGGATAAAAAACGCAGGAGCTTGACCCTGTTCCTATTAATTTACCACCTTTCATTTATATTTTATATATATATAATATATTATATATATATATATGTATCTAGATAATGTCAAAGATATTGTAAATAATGGGAAATATTTTGAAGACCTTTATGATATAATATGGAAATTAGGTGAAAATAAGAAAATACAAAAGGAAAATTATAATAATGTAAAAATCGGATTATTTAATACTCCTTGCGCTGGTTTTGGAGATATAATTGTATGTAAGACATTTTATGACTATTTAAAAAGATGGTATCCTGGGGCAAAAATAACAATATGTACCACGACACCTACTAAATACGAAAGTTTAGGGATCAAAGGAGATATTTACAAGCTTTACAACAAACAAAATGATGAAGATTCTGAATGTATTGATTATGACGAACTCACACTCAAAAAGAAAATTAAGTTTGATATAATGGTTGTTATACCAATTATTAATAAAACATTCGATATAAAAGTTTTTCAAAAATTAATACCCTATGCGAACGTTTTTAATACATTCAGTGTTAGCGAATATAATGGGGAATATCCGCCTTATACATTTCCAATTGGTGTAGGTAAAGGTAATTTAGGTTTAATGTTTAATAATATTAAGCTTAAAAAACAAACATTTGTAAAAAAACCTTATGCTCTTGTTTATATTCAACCATCTCCAGAATGGGGGACACATTCAAAGACATGTTTTGTGTCTTATTTAGAAATGATATGTAAAAAATACTCCTCACGTTATCCTAAGTTTGAAATTGTCATTCCAGATTGGATTCATGAAGATATTAATGGTAATTCTCAATTTTACAATCGTATAAAAAGAATAATATCAAAATATTATGGTAATTGGAATATTTTATATTCGGATGGAGAAAATATTCCATTAGTAGAGAGTGATAAAAAAACATCCCTTACTTTCAGAGCAGATGTTTTTCCACAACCTAGAGAATTATTTGTTTCTTTGATGAAAGATAGTGTAGAAGACATATTAGTTACAGGAGATCAAAGTTTAACCGATGTTTTATCTTGTTGTAAATCTCAAAAAAACGTATGGTATCAAATAGCTCCTTGGAAAAAAGGTCTCGCATACAATTTATCAAAACATTTACCAAATAAATATTATTCTACATTCAAAACATCGTGTGGAACATTAAAATCAATAAAAACAAATATTGATTGGAACAATTTTTTAAGCGAATACGATTTCCGTGTAAAAGGAAAAGAAAGGATGGATTCTATTTTAGTTGGTAGAGATATTATGAAAACAGATAAGAAACTCCATGATAATCTTTTAAAAATAATTGATGGATCGCGTTTTTTAGAAACTGCTAAAAATAAGATAAATAAATTAAAATAATTACATATTATATATATATATAATGTCAAATAACCCATTATCTATAATTGACTTGATGGAAAGGGAGTATGATGTAAATATAGAGGGTGATGATTCAGCAGGAAAGAGATGTTTTAATAATCTTTTCGAAATTGAAGGGGATAATAATGTAAATATAGATAAGATAAAAAGTTTGAGGCATCTATATGAATTGGGTGATTCTAACAATATGGAAGAACTCATGTATGTTGAAAATAAGATCAAAAAATTTATCTTAACTGATCCACATCACATTTCTGAATGTCTTGATTTATATAATTTTGCTCAAGATTTTTGTGAAACGGGTATTAGTAATGAATTAATACCATTATTAGGGAAGATTGTTAATCTTGAAACAGATGGGGGACAAGGCTTTGAAGAAAACATGAAGGTTGTTGAAAATAGATTAGGTAAATATGTTCCTGATATTGTAGAAAAACTCATTGAAATATCAGAGAAATATGAAAAAAATAATTGTTCGGATATTAGTGATAATACGATGATATTAAAAAGATTACATCCGCGTATTATGAAAAAAAACGCATCCCATGAAGAATATAAAATGCCTGAAATAGATTTTGACACAAAAGGATTTATTGAAGGTTTTCAAACAAATATGTTAACAAAAACAATATTCTTAGCTTTCTTAGCATATATTATTGGGAAAATAATAAGTTTATTTAGTGTGAATTACAGTGTATAATTAAATCCCAATGAGATATAATAAGATTTTACGGCATCTTTTTTTTTTATTTCTCCATTTTTTACAGCTATTTCTTTAATAATAAAAGAATTTTTATCTACTTCCCCAATATTATGATTTTCATTTGTGTCGATGTATACAAAACCATCTTTACGATAAATTTTTTTAAACATTTTATTATATGATACTAATATCTTTTTAAATAGAAGATTGATCCATGGGAGTAGCTAAGGGAGGATTAAAAGCTTGTTCTTTCCCCCCTACGTATCCATGAAACCAATGTTTTCGTCCATCTCTTTTAAATTCTATATAAAATTTTTCTCCTTCTCTGTCAGGAAATATCTCTTCGTAAGTATAAAGAATACCATTCCAGTTATTCTTTTCTCCATAAAATCCACGAATGAGATCTGTAATATCTTCTTTTTCAGATTCGTGTTTCCATATTTGAGCTAATGTTAGTTCTGGTCCTTGATAATCCCGATAATATTCTAATTCAATCATTTATATATTTATA